AGTTGTTGCTCGGGCCGTGCCAACGGTAGAACTTACCGTCAGTTGGTTTTGGAAATGGCGGCTCAAAACGCATTGTCTCTTCGTTGAGTATCCACGCTGAAAAGTTGTTAAAATAAGGGTGTTCAGCCCAAAGTCGATGTATAGCCCTAATCTCTGCCTCTTTTTCAGAGGCAAATTCTTCCGCAGTTTTTGGACGAGTTTGCCAAACATCGCACCAAACACCATCTACTTTCTCATAAGACGGCTCCGGACTAATTAACACAAGAGTTTTATCTGTTAACGTCGGATTTACAACACGGGTAAATGGTTCCCAATTATCAGGGATTTCTCCAAAAGCGGAAATTAAATTATCCTTAAAAGCGGGATGATTAATGGTATTACCATTTTCTACTTGTATATAAAGTTCGTATTCCACGGATGCTCCTTATGGGGAACCAACATCTGTTGATGGGAATGAACGTGTGCTTCCAGGAAAGACAATACGAACTGCTGAACCAGCCCCAGACCCGCCAGCACAATAAACGATAGTGCAAGTATTAAGGCAAATTTCCGCGGCCCCTCTACCCCCGCCGCCGCCATAAATGCCGCCGCTGCCCGGTGTAGTATTTGCACTGGTCCCTCCGTTATTACCACCACTACCGCCACCGCCACCGCCACCACTACCAGCACTACTAAAAACTCCCCCCGCGCCGCTGGTACCGGAGCCCAATAATCCTACACCGCCACCACCGCCACTCGCATACCGTATAACAACACAACAAATCATAGTAGAGCCGCCCCAAGAGCCACCACCACCGCCGCCACCAGCGCCTGCATTTCCGTTTCCTGCGCAACCACCATTGCCTCCATTACCAGTATACCCGGCGGCGCCGCCCCCGCCATCGCGCCCCGCGCCACCGGTACCGGTACCACATCCCACATTCGTGTCGGTTGAGCCGCCGCCACGCGCAACTAACGTGCAGGTGTTAATAAATGATGCCCATCCGCCGCCTGCTGGATAACCGCAAACACTGGGCGAGCCGCCACCGAAAGTCCTAACCGTATATGAAGCGCCTGGAGTAACCGAAATATTATTTTTATACCGCAGGCGCCCCCCGTCCCCACCGACTAGTCCAGACCCGCCTTGTCCGGCACCAACGGCAACTACAGAAACTGACGTAACCCCAGCGGGAGCAACCCAAGAGTAAGTTGCACAGCCAGAATATTGAGATTCGCCGCGAACAGCACCGCCGCCGCCACCCACAAACATCTGCATGATTCCGGTCATGTCACATTCCCCGTCACAACGCACAAGGTTGCGCTAATAAACAGAATCGTTGCCACGCCACGAGTGGCAAGCGTCATCGAAGTTTTAACGGTATTGGTACCTGCAATATACGCGGTGGGTGCAGAGCAAGTAATTGTGATGTTACCCGTGGTATTGTTGAACAGAGTAATCGCATCACCTTCCGCGAAGGTGGATGTCGGGATGGTAATACTACCGCCCGTACTAACCTGCACATATTTACCAACATCGCCCACAGCCAGGGTGTAGGAGCCCGTCTTGGTGCCGACTGGCGGGAGATTGCGATAACCGACCTTGTTGGTGCCGTCCACCGTGGTGTTGGTCAGGTTACCTGAAGAGGGCGTACCCAGAGCCGGGGTCGTCAGCGAAGGCGATGTACTCAACACCACCGAACCTGAACCAGTAGAAGACGTGACGCCCGTACCGCCGTTGGCCACCGGCAGGGTGCCCGTGACGTTGGATGCCAAGTTCACGAACTGGGTTGAAGTCGTGCCCGTACCGCCGTTGGCAATCGGCAGTGTGCCGGTAACCTGAGTGGTCAGGCTGACGCCGGAGAGGGTGCCACCCAGAGTGATGGTGCCCGTAGAAGTGATCGTGCCGCCTGTCAGCGTGATGCCGTTTACAGAGCCGGAGGTGGCAACTGAAGTGACGGTACCGCTGCCCGTACCTGCGCCGATGGCAGACCGGAAGGTGGCTGCATCCAGAGCACTGACCGTGTTGTCCGCGTTGATGCGGGGGAACGTGACCGCAGTTGGGTTGGTCAGCGTGAAGAAGTTGGCGCCAACCGTCGTCGCTCCGAGGTTGGTTCGTGCACCACCCGCCGTAGTAGAGCCAGTACCGCCGTTGGCAAGAGGCAGCGTCCCAGTGACCTGAGTTGTAAGGCTGACCCCAGAGAGCGTGCCGCCCAGGGTAAGGGAGCCAGACGAGGTAACTGTGCCGGTTAGCGTGATACCGTTAACCGTCCCCGTTCCAGACACCGACGTAACCGAGCCTCCGCCTGTGCCTGCGCCAATCGCTGTGCGGAAGTCTGCGGCACTCAACGCGCTGACGGTATTGTCAGCATTGAACCGAGGGAAAGTAATCGCGCTCGGGTTGGTGATGATGAATAGGTTGCCGCCAAGCGTGGTTGCGCCCAGGTTTGTGCGAGCACCTGCTGCCGTTGTAGAGCCGGTACCGCCGTTGGCCACAGCCACCGTACCGGTGACGTTGGATGCCGTACCTGTCGTGTTCTGGTTCAGCGTGGGAATGTCAGCCGCAACGATGGCGCGGAAAGTCGGTGCCCCTGCGGAGCCGTTCGGCGCAGCCAGGAAGAAGTTGGCCGTCTTGGAGCCGTAGGGGTTCAGCGTGTCGCCGTATGCCGAGTTCAGGCTGATGACCGGAGCAGTGCCGCCGCTGGACGCCACCGGAGAGGTGGCCGTGACGCCTGTGACCGTACCGCCCGAGCCCGTAGCCGAGATGGTGATGGAGCCTGAACCGTTGCTGATGCTGACGCCAGAGCCTGCGGTCAGAGTAGCCCGCGTGAAACCGGTGCCGTTACCGATGTCCAGTGCGCCGTTAGCAGGTGTAGAGGTCAGGCCTGTACCGCCCTGAGCCACAGTAACCGTAGCCCCCGTTGTCAGCACCGTGCCCGAATTGTCAGGCAGCGTGAAGGTGCGCGAAGCCGTCAACGTAGTCGGCGTGATGGTTGCCTTCAGCGACGTAGTGCCGCCTGCGCGACCAATCAACTCCACCCCATCCTGGGTGGCCGCTGCGCGGGTCAAGATACCGGAGGCGCTGGTAGATGTGATTGAAGTGAACGCGCCCGTGTTAGCCGTTGTTGCGCCAACCGTACCGTTGATGTTGATCGAGGCCGTGCCGGTCAGGTTGGTGACCGTGCCGGAAGACGGGGTGCCAAGCGCACCGCCGTTGACAACAAACGCGCCCGCAGTTCCCGTGTTTACACCGAGCGCCGTAACCACCCCCGTGCCGGTTGTGATCGTAGACGGAGCAACGCCCGCACCACCACCAACCACCAGAGAACTTGCCGCCAATGCACCAGAGGATGCCAGGGTGCCCGCAGCAGAGTAATAGAGCACGCCGCCCGAAGTGCCGCCAGTTAGGCCGGTACCACCGTTGGCAACAGGCAGAGTGCCCGAAACGTGCGTCGTCAGTCCAATCTTGCCGTAGGAAGGCGCAACTCCCACACCGCCAGAGATCAGCGCATTACCCGTCGCCACGTCTGCCAACTTGGACAGCGTAGTGGAGCCGGACGCAAACAGGATGTCGCCAACTGTGTAGGAAGACTGGCCCGTACCGCCGTTGGCGGCGGCCAAGACGCCGTTCAGTCGGGAAGCATCATCAGTACCCACCAACTCAAAGTCAGTGCCGTTCCAGGCGATCAGTGCGGCGCGAGCCGCAGATACCGTCACCCCCGCAGCGGCAGAAGGCTTAACAACGACCGACTGGTTGGTCGAGGTGTTGTTCAGCACCAGATAGACCTTGCTCGTGCTCGGCACCGTCACGGTCAACGCACTGGCAGGGTTGCCCGTGCAGTTGATGACTTGGTACTGCGAGGAGCCCGTGGAACCTGACCCGGCCTGAGACAGCGCGGCGTTGGTCGTCCTGCTGAGCGTTACCGCCGTCTGGCTTCCGCTGATGGTCTGCGTGCCAGCAACTGCTGAGTCGAGGTACTGGGTGATGTAGTTGTTTACTTCATCGCCCCAGGTACCTGAGAGTTCTCCGGTAACCGGCAGCGCCAGACCAAGAAGAGTCGAATATGAGGTGGGCATTTATTGCTCCTATTCCGTGTTTACCAGATTCCAACCGGGAGTTTGGGTGTTCCCAATCTCTTGCCAATTTGCGTTTTGCGAGTCGTCGATCAGGCTCCAGTAGAACACTCCGAAGTTTCCGACATTCCCCAGTGCCTGACAACCGGTAACTGCCACTAGACGTTCCGCCACGCTAACGCTGCCGACCGCGCCCGAAGCCGCAACACCGGTCAGAGCCGCAATCTTGGTAAATATGACATCCCCGGGGGCGCCGGAAGCCGAAACACCGCTCAGCGCGACTGTGACGCTCTTGCCAACACTGCCAACCTGACCAATCGCAACCACACCATCCTCGGTGGGGCTATTGGTTTCCGTGACATCACCAACCGCGCCTGCCGCAGAAACACCGCTAAGGGCTTGCTGACCGGCAGGGGAAATCAACCCCGTCGCCCCAGCCGCCGTGACACCCGTCAGGGCCACAACCCGAGAAGTAGTGACCGAAGCCACCACGCCAGAAGCGTCGTCCCCAGTCAGGGGAATCTGCCGCTCAGCAACAGAAACTGTACCAACCGCGCCAGAGGCGGTAACACTGGTCAGTGCCGCCGAAGTCGTAGCCCCCACCGAGCCAACAGAGCCGGTGGCAAGCACGCTGTCCTCGTCCCGAGTGTCAGAGGCAACAACAGTGCCCACCGCTGCGGCGGCGCTGACACCGGAGGCGTTGCGGACCGTATCTGGCGTTACGTTATTGAGCAGGCCGCTTGCCGAAACACCCGTGAGCGCAAAACTACGCGGGCCAACCGAGGCGGTGCCCGCCGTGCCCGTAGCCGCAACGCCAGTAAGTGCAAGGGTAATACTGGGAGTAGCCGTTCCGACCGTGCCTTGGGCCTCGTCGCCGGTAAGAGCGAAGATGTGCGGGCCGACACCCATCGTACCCACAGAACCAAAGGCAATAACGCCGTCTTCCGTAGGACTGTTGGTTTCCGTAACAGTGCCAACTTGACCAGATGCGCCGACACCCGTGAGCGCAACCGTGCGCTCCCCCATCAAGATGGTGCCAACCGCGCCGTTTGCCTGGACACCTGTGATGTCCGCGCTTTGACTGACGATGGGATCAACAGTGCCTACAGCACCAGACGCAACAACTCCGCTTATTGCTACAGACGTTACAGGCGCAGCCGTCCCTGCATAGCCATCCGCATGAAGGCCAGAAATCAGCGGGAAGGGGAATGGGTCAACGTCGTCTAGAACGCCTTCGGCTGTGACACCGGTAAGCGCAACCGAGGTGGAATCCGCAACACTGCCAACCGCGCCGGAGGCGGCTACGCCAGTGAGCGCAATGCTGCGTGCGCCAACTGCTACAGAACCAACTGCGCCAGTCGCAGACCTCCCAGTCAGGGCGACCGTGCGAGAAGACGCAACCGAGCCAACAAAGCCCGAGGCAAGAACACTGTCCTCGGGTCTACTATTAGTCTCAGTTACGCTACCAACATTACCGGAAGCGGCAACCCCGGTAAGTGCAAAACTACGAGCGCCAACGGCAACCGTCCCCACTGCTCCCGCAGCAGAGACTCCCGTCAACGCACGGGTAATGGAAGGTGTCTCGTTACCGGTTGTGGCGGAGGCAGCAACGCCCGATAGGGCGACGGTGACCGAACGCCCTACAGAACCAACCGCACCGGAGGCAGCAACACCCGTTAGGGTTTCCCCAAGGCCACCCCAAGTGCCGCTGCTCCAGGTGCCACTACCCCATCCGGTAGGCACCTTCCGACTCCTTGACGAGAGTCGGATTAGGTCGTTGCCAGACGCAGCAGAGCAGTCGAGGTGGTGTTGGAAGGCATCGTCAGGGTGAACGTGCCTGCGGTCACGGTCTGTGAACCGAAGGTGTGCACGCTGACAGCCTTGTTGCTCTGGGTAGAGTTATAGATCAACACCGCATCAAACGCCGTGCTCAGGGTCACGTTGGTGTACGTAATCGAAGCCGAAGGCGTCCAGTAAGCAGTACCTGCCGTGGCCGAGGTGTTGCTCGACAACGGGGCCGTTGCGTTGGTCACCGTCACGCCACCCGGCGAGTAGTTGGTTCCAGTCACTTCACCCGTGGTGCTGTACGCCGTAGTGCTCGCGTTCACCGTGGCCGAAGCCAGGAACAGCGCGGCCTTGAACGTGTCTGCCGTACCGGCAGCACGAATCGGGGCGGTACCAAAGTTGTGGGTAGCGGTCAGCACTTCGCCAAGAAACGAGGTGCACATTGATTGGGTATTGGGCATTTCAGGCTCCTTTGATTAACCAAATGACGCGGCTTCCGCGCCTGCAAAAGTGGGCATCTTTTTCAAAGTGACATGGACAGACCGATGCACAAGCTCGCCCTCGTGCCAATACTCGACCCAAGTCGTGTATTCGTTATCTTTGTCAACGACTCCATCCTTCTTTTCAAGGAGGGATTCTTCCATGTCGCCCTTGGTGGTGAAAATCGTACCCATTCAAGTAATCCTTATGATTGCGTTGGTGCTGTTAGCGGCGGGGAACTGAACTTGAAAACTCGTCGTGGCTGTCTTGTCCCCGCCAAAATCCAGCACGCACACAGTGGGGTTGCCCCCACCAACCTTGTAAATCAGTGCACCACGGCAGGTAAATGCTGCCGGGTTCCATGTCACGTTGTTGAATGACAAGTAGGCAACCGTGTTGTTCGGATCAGCGCCGGTGGTGGGCGCCACAGACACCGTGACGATCTCTCCACCCGCCGTATAACCGCCACCGGCAGAGACTTCGCTTATGCTCGTGTACGCCGCAGTGGTGGGGCCGATGGATGCTCCACCCGTATAGAGCGCCATCTTGAACGTGTCAGTGCTGAAGTTGAACTGACCCGAGGCCAAGCCCACCTTGAACTGATTGGTCGCTCCCTGCTCGATGGGCATTACTTGACCCCGTTATTCTGTGGCAGCGGCGCCACACGAGCCTGCCCACTGCGGTACGCATCGCTGCGCTCCAGACCATCACCCAGACGCTTGGCCATCTGCAGGGCTTCCATGTACTTCTGGTTGTACATGCCCATCATGTCCTGCTCACCCTTCATGTAGGTGTAGGCCTCCACCAGCGAACCATACAGCAGCACGGTGTCGAAGTTGTCGCCCAGCCAAGACGTGCCCGCTGTCACGATGGACTGCGGGTAGTAGTAATAGTGAAGCTCAACGTTGTAGTTCCCGTTCGGCGTTGGGCCAAGAAGGAACGTCAGTTCGTTGGTGATGGTCGGGCCCGTCACCGTAGGGCCGAACAGCGCGTAGTAACGCGGGACACCCGTGTCATCCGGCGTGGGGTACGCCTGCCGAATGAAGTTCACGTCCTTGTTCAGCAGGTACTCGTACGTGCCCGTGTTCAAGTTCCCGCCCGTTACATCCGTGATAATGGCCAGAGAATAGACGGAAAGAAAGTCGTCGGGCGCAGCCAGATACTTGTTGCCGTTTGAGACAACACCCGTCATGTTCTTGCGCAAAGACGGGAACTGCACCGAGTTGTAGATGCGCTGCTCAGCTTGTTGAACGAAAACGGGTATCTGAGCAACGAAATCGCTGCTCGGGTTTTCGGTGTACGCCTGGATGGCGTTGCTGAGTTGCGTGTAGTTCACGCCATCGGCCCCCTGGCCATCGTGCCCTTGGTGGCGCAACCGTTGCCACGGGTCTTAATACCCGAGGTCTTGGTCGGCTTGTACTCGCCGCTACGCACGTTGGCCACAGACACGTTGGCCTCACGCAGATACTTCTTGTTGTCCTCTTCGCCAACAACGACGTTGGGGACAACCTTGGGAACTTTGTAGGTAGCCATATTAGACCCCCTTTTGCTTGCGGCCAGGGTTCATCTGGTTGGCGACCTTGGCCAGACCACGACCCATCTTCAGCATGTCGCTGTTGGTTTTGCCACCAGCACGCATCTTCTTGACGTTGGCATCAGGATGCGCGCCAGCGCCCTTAGCCATGTGCTTCTTCAGCATTTCCTTGACGCTTGCCATTTCTTGCTCCTATGCCGTCACAACCGTGACTGTACCAATTTGAACCTGCAACACCAAGTTATTTGGCGTCAACCCATCATCAATCCCGCTGGCTCCACCTACCGGATTCCAGCCCCACTGGAAGTCTCGACTGCCTTCGCTCGGATAACCCACTGCATCCTTTGTGTTTGCCGTCGTATCCACAACCTGCAAACCGGTGTTGCCTGACTGCACATAGCTGTTGTCCGGGCGCGGATTGCGCAAGCCTTGCGGGTCGTCAACCGGGTACATGCCCAACTGCAACTGCGGTTGGTCGGGATCCCAGCACTGAGGACAGACAAGCAAGTCGTAGTTCTTGGTCTTGATGATCTCCTTGCGGAGCACCTTGAGCTTGAACCGGAAGTTACAGCGGTCGCACTGAGCAATCGCGTACTTGCCTGACGC